CGCAAATTTTTTCTAAAGTTTTTTCGGAGCCCCTTCCGATAGGAATTTAGGATAGAGGCGGCTATGACACAGTATCAAGCGAAGCAACAGCGAAAAAAACGATGGATTCCTCTTTGCGCCAAGGGCGACTTGTCGATAAGGCAGGCCGCCAAAAAAATCGGCGTGTCTAATTTTTGTGTGTGGTCTTTGAAAAAGCGCTACGCCGAAAAAGGCCGCTTGGCTTTCGTGAACGGCCACAAGGGCCTTTCCTACCAAAAGAAAAAATACTCCGACGCTTTCCGCGCGGAATTGGTGGCCCTTTACAAGACGCATTGGACGGACGCTCCGTTCTCCACTTTTTGCGAAGCGCTTGAAACGTTCCACGGAATAAAAGTCCCTTACAACGCCGTCCGAAAGATTTTGCTCGCCGCCGGGCTAAAGCCGCCGCGCTCCTGGTCAACGAAGGAAAGGCAAAAGCACAAAAAGCGCGACGAAAGGCCGCGCGAGGGCGAGCTTGTGCAAATGGACGCGTCAAAGCACGATTGGTTCATGAACGGAACCTACGCGACGCTACACGGCGGCGTTGACGACGCGACCCACGCCGTGACCGGACTTTACTTCTGCGAAAACGAATGCCGACTTGGCTACAACGAGGTTTTGCGGCAAACTTGGGAAGGCTACGGCGTTCCGGAAGCGTACTACATCGACCGCCATTCGTCTTTCGTGAAAAGCAAAAGGAAAAGCGAGTCGATCGAAGAGAGCGTCGACTACTCAAAGGACGAATCGACGCACTTCAACGACCTTTGCAAAGAGCTTGACATTGAAGTGATTCTCGCGCTTTCCGCCCAAGCCAAAGGAAGGGTCGAACGGCTTTGGGGCGTTCTCCAAGAAAAGCTTCCGTACATCTTCCGCTTTTTGGGAATAGCGGATTGCAAAAAGGCGAACGAGTTCTTGCGCGCTTGGCTTTCCGGCTTCAACGAAAAAAGGTTTGTGGCCGCCCGCGAAAAGAAAAAGGCTTGGCGGACGCTCCCCAAGGGCTTTGACATGGACTTCAAGCTTTCCGTCAAGTTCCACAAACGGACGGATTGGCAAGGCCGCTTCACTTTCCACGGATGCGACTTCGTTCTTGACGCTCCGCTCCGGGCTTGCAAGGACTTTGAGCTTTGCTTGTCGGAAAAGTTCGGCGTAAAGGCCTACATGGGCGGCCGCTGGTTCAACGTAAAGCTCGCGGAAAAGTTCTTGCAAGACGAATACGGCGACCGGATGCCGCAAGTGGAAAAGGCGCTTGTCGCCCGCTATTTGCTTTGCGACTTGCGGGAAGAGACGGCGTAAGGTTGGTAAAACAAGCTCCGCTCAAAATGCTTTGAGCAACAATGCTTCAACCAGCCTTTTGTGCTGGCAATAGAGCTTTTTATGTAGTCTTCGCTGTACTTGTCTTTGTTTGCGAAAATGCGCCTTAAACGCCGCTTCATTCTTTTTGCCGTGGATTTTCTCAAAAGAACATATTTCCCAAAATGGCGGTAGCCGCAAAAGTCCACGCCTTGCTTTGTCTTGAACAAGTCGCACTTTGAAAACTCCAAAAGCAATTCCTTTTGAACAAACTCTTTTATTTTCTCCCGGCACTCCGACAAATAACGCTTGTCGTTGGAAAACAAAATGAAGTCGTCGCAAAATCGCTCGTAATCCTTGCACTTCAAGACGCGCTTGACATAGGAATCCAAGTAAGACAAGTAGAAGTTCCCGAACCATTGCGAGCAATAATTGCCAATCGGGCAATTCTTGCCGCCGGGAAAACTAAAAATCACCCCGTCAACAATTTCCATAAACCTTTTGTCTTTTATTATTCTATGAAGCTTTTCGGACAAAATGTTTTGGTCGATGGACGGATAGAATTTGCGGATGTCGCATTTCAAGGCCCATTGGTTGCGGCGAACGTATTCACTGCATTTAAGGCTTGCCTTGTGCTGGCCGCGGCCTTCAATGCAAGCGTATGTTTCCGGAATAAAGCGGTTGACCATTATCGGCTTCAAAATATTCATGATTGCGTGTTGGACAATTCTATCGGGACAATACGGCAACTTGTATATAATCCTTTCCTTTGGCTCGTGGATTATCATTTCCCTATATTTTGAAGTTTTGAACTTTCCCGACAAAACAAGGGCGCGAACGCGTTGAAGGTTTTGCTCCCAATTTTTCTTGAACTTTCTTACTTGTCTTTGGCTTGCCTTTCCTTTGATTGAATTCTTGTAAGCCAATACAAAGTTGTCCCAACTGACAAACGAATCCCACAATCCGCCAATTCTTTTCATAGCAAAAAACAAAGGCGGACGGAAACTTCGCTTTCGCTACCATAGCCGTCCGCCGCTCCGCTTTGTGTTTAGGAACGAATCCAAAGAAGCAAGTTCAGCCGAGAGTAAGCACGCAAGGCATCGGAGTTATGCCATAACTCATCCCGTATCGAACCGCGCGCACTGTAATTCGAATTGACATTCGACTGACGGTTATTCGCATTACGACAGCGAGAACCGCAAGACGACCTGTTATTCCAATTGCCGCCCGCGCAAAGCACGAATCTAAACCCGCTCCTTAAACTATTTTCGCTATACCAGCGAATAATAATTTCCAACTTTCTTGACCGTCGCCTCAAAGAGCGTCGGCAAGCCTTCGGAATCCAACTTTTTCTTGGCTTCCTCCAGCTGTTCTTTTATCACGCTGGAGCCGGAAAAGAAAACTTTCCTTTCCGTTTTCTCGTCTCCCGCGTAATAAAATTGGACTTTCACGCAACAACTACTGCCTTTGTCGGCAAACTTACTTTGACTGACATGAAAACCGCAAACGACGATTGTTTTGTTCAACAAATCGTCGATTTTCACTTTGTCTCCGTCAAGGACTTGCCGTTCAACCAGCGTGTTGAATTTTGGTATGTCCATTCCGTTCTCCGTTAATTCCGAACAACTCGGCTCGAACCGCGCGCACCGGAATACGAAGAGACATCCGACCGACGGTAATTCGCATTACGACAGCGAGAACCGCAAGACGACCCGTTACGCCAATTGCCGCCCGCGCAAAGCACGAAGGGGTCTCCATAGGTCTGGCCGAACGAGGCGTTGCCGTCATAGGTTGAGAACCCACTTCCTCCCACTGCCGCTATTTCATCAAGCCATTGCCAAACACTGCCGCAACAATCTTCGCAACCAATGAATGAAATCATTCTTCTTCCGGCGGTGTCTACATGGCCGCCTGTTGTGACTATGGAAGCTTCCGCCGCTCCTTGAATGACGGTCTTTTCATTGGATCCCGCCGCCGCCGCAAGGAATTCATGGTCTCTTGGAAGTCTCTTTCCGACGGCAAGCATATCGGCTTGGTGGTTTATCGGCTGGCGGCTTCTTACGGTCGTGCCGTTGTACTTGCTCTTTGTGCTTCGGCCTTTTCCGCTTTGAAGGTATATGTCAATGGCGGTGTCCGTGTCCGGCTCGTAGCACATTCCGTCCGGCTTGCAGTTGAACGGCTTGAATGTTATGCACCACACGCTTTCGGGAAGGATTTGCCCCGCAAGGAAGCCCCGCAAAGGATGCACAACCGTCACCGTGTCATAAGTTGCGTTGCTCACAACATTTGTGACCAACTTGTTGTAGAACGCGTAGAATCCGTCCTCGTCGTTTTCAGGATAGTTCTTAACCGGAACCGTTCCGTTTTGGGCGACGCTTCCGTTTTCGGTGGCTATAGTGGCCGACAAGTCGGAGCCAGCGTCAACGCAAAGCGTATGGAATTGGGCGATTTTTCTTGTGTTGGCCGTGGTCCATTCGTTGTCCAAGTCGCTTGGCGCTCCGTCTTGGGCGGAAACTCTAAGGCCTACGCTTCCGTCTTGCTCCGCGACGATGTAAACGTAAAAGTCGCGGCCAATCTCTACGCCGGTGTCAACGACCGCCGCATCCGCCGCCGCCGTTATCGCCGCGTCAAGGTCGTAGGAAACATCCTCGTCGCCCGTGTCAAACCATCTTCTTGTGGTCACTCCGCCAACTGTCACGTCCAACGGAATATGGGTGTGCTTCTTAATCTTAATTGAGCGATGGTCCGAATCGGCGAAGTCGAACACGACGAACCTTGGCGTGTCTGTCAAAATGTTCGTGTGAGACAAAGAAACGTTCATAACTTCGCCGCCGACGGTCCTTTGCTTGACCGTGAAATAGCGGTTGCCGTCGGCCACCAAGTCAACGACTTCGCCCGCCGCGACGGTGATTCCAGCCGTCTCGCTGGCGTTCTTGGCGTAGGTGACATTGGACGTTCCGTTCAAGTAAGAGCCGTAGATCTCAATCTTGCATCCGGCGAAGGTCGCCCTTCCCAAGGCAAGCGTGATTCCGCTCGCGTCCAATGAAATGCGGCGGTCGGCCTCAATGTCGGTCGTGGTGGAGTTTTCGACCACGGAAACGGGCCTTTGCAAAGAGAACGGAAGCATAACGTCAACGCACATATTTTCGGTGCTAACGCTCTGTCCGGCGGCCTCTTTCGTTCCAAATTCGGGCGTGAAATTCGCCAAGCCTGGAAGGCGAAGGCGGCTCAAAGTCAAATTCAATTCTGCCATTTTTATTCTCCTATGAATGGTATTCTTGTATTATTTCCAAGACTTTCGCCTTGAACAAATCCGAATCGAAAAGGTTTGTCTTAACCTTGTCGGGGTCTTTGGCCGTAAGGACAAAATAATCGTCCTCATCGGTGAGCTTGGCCCACGGCTTTCTTTTGGCGGTGTTCTCCAAGAACGTCGCCAACGGCTCTTTAACCGTATTGTCAACCATAAGCTCGTCAAGACAGAACGAGTTCTTGCCTTCGTTCAGCTTGACGTAAAGCGGTAGGCTCGCGCTCGCGCTTCTCACAAAACAAACCGGCTCCGTCTTGTCGTTAAGGTAGGCACAGATTTTTTGCGAGTCGGCGGCGATCGCTATATGGAGCCAAGAGTTTGACTTAAAGTTCACGCCTCTGTCTATAAGCTCAACAATTTCGTCTCCGTGCCTTAAGTAAGAGCGGGCCTCGTCGGGTGAGTTGAACGGAATGGAAAGCTCGTAAAGGCCGCTTTCAAGCAAGCCGTGGTATGTCTCCGACGTGACTTCAACCGTCTCGTAGGAAGTTCCGTTGTGTTCGTAGTAAACATAGGACGCCTTAAAGGGCTTGGCCGCCGTTTCCTCAAACGGGATTTCCGAAATTTGAGCGGCGGCGAAAAGAAGCTCATCGTCTTTGTTGAAAGTAACCGCGTTAAAGCCAAGACGGCGATAAAGAAATTCGGGGTAAAAAAGAATCTCCTCGTTGAACGGTATCTCGTCGCCTTCCGTTCCTTGCTCAAAGAACGGTTCCGCGCTTGCCACCACCAGCTTGACCGAATCGGCGGAGTTGCCCACGTCGAAAATAACTTGGTTCTCCGCGAAGATGTATTGAATCCAAAAGTCAACGGTGAACGCGACGCAAGCGGCGAACGCGGCTTGAACGGAATATTGGCCATAGAGAGACTTTCCCATAGTGGCGTATGGTGCGACCGCCAAAATGGCGGGCGTAAAGTCAAGCCCGTCGGTGTTTTGGTCTTGGTTCACCAAAGAATGGCCGCCGTCTTCCGCATCCGCTATCGTCAAGGTGTCGTTTCCGTCTTGGTCGAAAACGTCCGTGTCAAAGTGGAAAACCTTTGAAGCGTTTGACAAGTAAGGCGTCCCAATGTCCATGCCTTCCTTTCTTCGCTGGGCCATGTCTTGGTTTGTTATGTAGAGCGTGTCTTCGGAGAAAAGTTGCTTTGAGTTTACTCCGTTGATGTTGTTGCTCGCCAAAACCCGCCAAGGGCTGTTCGCGTCGTCGCGGTGCTCGTAGTAGGTTCCGTTGGGCGTTATTCTTGTTCGGTCTAAGGCTTCGGCGTCCGATTGTATTATAAGCTCGCCATTGATGTTGGAAGCTGTGGAAGTGATTTCAAAATTTCCAACTTTGAACGTTATCTTGTAGTCGATGATTTCCCCGCCGTCAAGAATCGGATCTACGGCTAGATACTGCTCCCGTCCGCCGACGCGCATCTTTCCTTCCCAATGCTGGCCGCCCTGCGAATCTGTAAAAGTGGACAAATCCCATAAGTTGTTTTGGTTGCCGCCGAACGAGCCTTGCGTGATTGTTCCAATATTGGCGGAAATGGCGGAAAGCTCTTTGATGTAAGCGGCCTTGGCCGTTTCGTTGGCTTGAACAATGTCGCGAATGTTTGTGCACAACGCGGTGGCGTTGATGCCGTCCGTCCATTCGCTCGCTCCGGCTTCGTTGAACGCCTTAATTCTAAAAATATAAAGCGTGTCTTGAATATTCTTTGACGATTGGCCTTTAAGCGGCATCGTTTGAATCCATTTTGAATCGCTTATGACATAGCCGGAGCCGTCCTTGTAATTGTCCTCGTTCCCTTGGACAATCGCTCCCGAACTGTCTTCTTGCGGGTACGGGTTCAAGTTTGTGGCGGGCTTGTACCAATCCGCGTCGTCGTGCCTCTTGACTTGGACTTGGTATCTTACGGTGCCGTAAATCTCGCGGTTGTCTCCGCGAGCCGGTTGGCCCATCATCAAAGTTATGGTTCGGTCGGAAATTCGTGTGTTGACTATCGGAACGCCGACTTGCCATGTTCCATATGAGCTTACGTCAACGGCGGCGGGATCGCTCCATTCGGAATACTTTCCGTAGGCGTTGAGTATTCTCGCGCGGAATCTCCAAACGGTCGAGCCGTACAAGTCTTCGCGCTCCGGGTAGCCGTCGGTCGCCCTGTTGAAAGTGTAGGAAGTCTCTAAAACGGCGGTCGAAGGCAAGTCCATCCAATCGGACGCTTCCGGCGTTCCGGACGTTTTGGCGACTTGCCAAAACACGGTCGCGATGTCGTTTTTTACGCCGTTTCCGATTGGAAGGCATTTGATGTTTATGCCGTCGCGGACGGCTTTAGCGGAGCCGATTGTAGGGGTGTCCGGCTTTCCAGCGAAAGCCGTTCCGTTGTTCAAGGCGGCTTTGTACTCGTCAAACTCTCCGGCGGTCACGTAGATTGACGGAAGGCCGGACGCGGGGCGGCTCAACTGTTCGATTGACGACTTGTATTCCGGAATGTCGCCGGGATTGTAAACCCGCGCGTCGTAGTCAACGCATTTAAGCGTCCATCCATTGCCGTTGGAAGTCGCGCTTGTTATCAACAGGTTTTGGGGCGTGTCTCCAAGAGAGTCGTCCTTGACGGTGATTCTCGTGCAAGGCGAAAAGCAAACGCCTTCGTTTCCGACCTTGACGTTGACGGTCTTTTGGCGGATGTTCATGCAAGCCATTGTGTAGCGGACAAACTTTGCCACATGGTCAAAGGTGGTCAAGCCGGTTATGTTCAAATCCTTTATAACGCTGTCCGCGTCAAGCTCCGTCACGCCGTTGTTCAAAATCGTGTAGGACTTTTGCTTCCAATCGCTTTCGTCAAGCCATGTCGCGCGGATAGCGTCAACGGGGCGGGCAAATTCCTTTTCGTTTTCAACGTCTATTATTGAGTCGGAATCAAGGGCCGCGACTATTGTGTCTTGGGCGCAATCCCATGCGACGGAAAGCTTTCCTTCCGCGTTCCAATAAAGCGTGGCTCGGCAAACGGAGCATATTTGTTCCAAAAGCTTTTGTTTTGTGTTCTTTTGCGTGGCGACGGCGTTGAAGCGGATTTCTTCCGTCTCGCAAAAGTCGTAAAGGTCGGCGAATGCGTCCAAGTCAAGCTCGTCGTCGTCAAACGCCGAAAGCGGGTGCGTGTGGCTTTGCAAGACTTCGACAAGCAAGGCCGCCGGGTTGGCGGTGATTTCCTTTTCTTCGCTCCATTCGCCGTCTTCGCAAACCTTGGCGAGCGAGTTGGAAACAAAATTGATTTTTCCCATCTTCGACTCGTTGGATTGACTTGCCTTAAGGCGGACGGCCATCATCGTCGAAAGCGATCGAACTTTTAGGGATACGACTTCGCAATCTTCAAGGCCCGTTCCTTCCGGATAGGCCTCTTCGTAGTCTTCAACGCTCATCGTTCCGGCGGGAGTCTCCGACTTGTCGGGATCAAAGCATTGAGACTGATAATAAAGCAAATGGGCGGTGTCGCGGCTGTTTGAGTCGTAGGCGGTCTCGTTGACGACCTGTATTAAAATTTGGGCCTGCTCGTTCAAATGGAGCGTTTCGTAGTCGGATAGCGTGAATTCGCGGACGGCCTCAAAGCGGATTTCGTCGATAGTATTGCGGGTGAAAGTGTTGCCGGGCGTCAAGCCGTAAATCGGCTTTTCCTGGATATGCTTTCGCATCGTGACATGATAGGCCATTTGTCCATGAAGGAAGTCTTGGTCTTTGCTTATGACGGAATAGCCCATGCTTTGGTATTGGGAAATCATGCGGTTTGCGTCGTAAGCTTCTTCATAAAAGCGGACTGTGTCGTAGTAGTCCACTTCGTAGCCAATAACAGACTGTTGGTTGAACGAAAACGGAATCCAAGTAGTTCCGCCGTCAAGCGAGTAGGACGGCGTGATTGTGACGGACTTGTTTTGCTTTCCGCCGGTATTGGGGTTCATGTAATAAAGGCCGCTTCCAAAGGTTATACCAATATGGACGTTCTTTGCGTTGGGGTCCAGCGAGTAAACCAATTTGTCCTTTTTTCCCGCGCTTATGTCGGCGGCTCGCGGAATCTCCGCTTGCGGAGTGTCGCTCGCGACGCGGACGTTCGCTTCGGTAAGCCCCGCAAAAAGGCCGTCGCTTTGAACAATGTCAATCTTTCCTCCGGCGGAAAAGCCGCCCGATTCGGAGTCGTCTATCAAATCGGAGCAACCTTCTTGCGGACCTAGCGACTTGTCAAAGGTCTTTATCAAAATGTCGTCGGCTTGAACTTTTTCAAAGACTTGCTTTCCAAAGCCGCACTCAAATACTTGTGTAACAAATTGCGTCTTTCCGTCAACGCCTTCAAGTGAGTACCATTTTCTTGTAAGCAAATACGGCGTGAAAAAATTGCGGCCCATAAGGTAGGGCTGGCTCTTTCCCGTGGACAAGGAGTTGGTCGCGCCTTTCAAGAAAGGCAGGTTTGTCGCCGCGTCGTTGTTCGTTTGGCTTTTGAGCTTTTCAAGCTCGCGCTTCTGCTTTTCAAGCTCTTGCTTTTGCTTGTAGGCGATCACGCCGGCGGCTATTCCGGCGGCGACGGTGAGCGTTATAGAAACAATGCCGATTACAAGGGCCGCGACGGAGCCTTGCGGCAAAAGGCGGACCATAACGCCGTCGCCTTCCTTGGGCTTGTAAAAGCCGTCGGACTTTACGGCGTTGACGACAACGGCGGCGTGGTTGAAGTCGATGTCCGGGAGCGATTGGCAAAGCGGCTTTCCCTCTTCGACTTCGATTGTGTCATGGGCGAAGCCCAAGCCCTTGTATAGCGTGATTTTCATATTTTCTCCACTTTGTAGAAGGCTTTCGCCTTGCAAGCCCCGATATAGGTAAGGCGGACGCCCTTTTGGGTGGCGTGGAGGACGTTCCAGCGGTCAACCATGTAGCCCAAGTGCAAGTTGCCGTTGTATTCCATCTCGCAAAGACAGCCGGGGCGCGCGCCTTTCACTATAGTCAAATTCATCTTCGCCGCATACTTGGCGGCCTCGCTGTCCGGCAATTCGGAAACGGAATAGTCCAAGTCCATTAGCGGGGTTCCCGCCCGCTTGCAGCACTCTATGACAAGTCCGTAGCAGTCGAAGCCTTCCTCCTTGCTCCGGCCGTGCGGCTTGTAGGGAGCGCCTATCAAGTCGTCGAAGGTCACGAGTTGCCCCTGTTGTTGTCTCCGTTGAAAACAAGAGCGGGAAAAGTCATTGAAAGGCGGTCGTCCGGCGGAAAGGTCACGGTGGCGGACGCTCCCGTCCATTTTGCCTTGCCGTAACGCTTCTTCCAGCCCCGCAACTCTTGGACCGTTCCGCCTTCAAGGATTATTCCGACAAACTCCGCGTCGAACGACGTTCCCGCGTCAAGCATTGAAATGAGCTGGTTGTCGCACACTTCGATTTCAAGCGTAGAGTCGCCGGAATCGCTTGGCGTGAAGTTGAACGCGCTCGCGGCGTAAGTGTTGCCGCCCCAAGAGACTGGGCGGTTGTCGTTGACAAAGCGGAAGTCATAAGTTCCGTTCCACAAGCGGATCAAGTAAGGGAGCGAGTAAGCCCCGCCGGAAAGAAG